TAATGATACACCACTTGTTTTTCAAAGCGTTTCTATTTCCTTTCCTAGCACTCATGTTATATCCTTTCCTTTTTCTTTTAAAAACTTATTTAATTCCGTATACGTTGTAAAGTATTTATATCGACCAACACTGACTAATTTATTATTAAGTTCATTTTCATTATTTATCCATCTAATAAAATTACCCTTTCCTATAATTTGAAAAGCTATATCTTTATGCTGATCATACACATGAAAATGATTATTGAGGTATGGCATTATGCACTCTCCTTTTTCTTATCTATATACAGACGAATACATTTAGATTTGTGCAATGGTTGACCATCAACATATGTTCTCCAACTTTCTCCTCTTTCTAATTTAGACTTATCTAAATATTGTCCTCTTGCTCTCATAGAATAACTTTTATCATTAAGATATATCCTCATCATCTGTACAAACTGTTGTCCTTTAGGATCATTAGGAATATTAGAGAATACATATCTATGACCTGTATGCTTTTGATCTTTGTACATACGATTGATTTGTTCTTTTAATCTAGATATTTCTTTTTCTAATTTAAAAACCATTTTAGAGTTAGCATTTTTCTTTAGTTTGCTATCCTCAAACAATTGAGATACGGCTTTATCAAATTTTTTCTTTAGTTTGCTATTCTCATTCAGATAATGCTCGATTGTACGATCTTGTCGTGTTGCTTTATCAAATAACAATTCGTATACATCCTTACGGACATACCCTTGTACTTTAGAATTTGTTGGTTTGTATATGTGTTTATAATAATCGTCTTGCCATATATCTTCAGTTATATGCAATTGTTCTAAACGATCACAAAGTTTTTTAAATGCATACCAAACGTGTTGATGATGCATATCGTTGATGTTTACTAATTCTTTTTTAGTTTTACTATAATATTGGGTCATAGACCTTCCTTTCTTTACTATTGGGTTGAACCTCTGAACTATGATAATATGTATAAAAAACTATCTGTCAACAAAAAAAATAAAAAAAAATTATTTGACAATACTTTTTGTTATATTCTAATCATGTAACCATGAGTTATACTTGGGTGAAAACATTTATTGAAGATTTGGCTTTGCAACCCAATGGGCGATTAAGAATGGATTGTCCATCGTGCCATAAGAAGAACACATTGAGTGTGACTGACAATGGTTATGAGAGAATGTATAATTGTTTTTATGCTGACTGTGATGTCAAAGGTGTGACAGGCAAACGGCTGACAAAAACTAATTCTCGAATGGTGTTTGAAAAGAAGTCAGAGTCAAGTATAAAACATACTCCTTTTTTTGAATTTCAACTACCAACTACCTTTGTTCCTTTATCACGTAATCAAAAGGCTGTTGACTATGTACGCTCAGTCAATTCGTATCAAGCGTATTTAGACAATCGTGTTGACATTATGTATGACATTCGTTTCGATAGAGTGACATTTCTTGTAAAGGACAAAGGTAAGGTAGTTGATGCAATGGGGAGAACGTTGGCTGACAAAAAACCAAAGTGGTATAGATACGGAAAGACAAACTTTGGATTTCACATACATAAGGATAGTGACAATATTTTCATCGTAGAAGATTGTCCATCTGCGTGTAGTATAGCTGACAAAGTTTCATCGATTGCATTGATGGGAACAAGCTTATTGCAACAACACGTTGACATCATTAAAAAATACAAAAATGCAATAGTTGCACTTGACAAAGATGCGACAGTCAAAGCAATAGAGATGACAAAAAAGATTTCACATTATGTGAACTGCAAAGTTGCAATATTATCAGATGATCTGAAAATTTTAAAGGATAACGAACGTGAACGAATCATTAGAAAACATATCGGTTGACCATAAGGTCATTGGCTTTTGTTTGAAGCATGACTTTTTCAACAAAGTAAAAAACATACTAGACGAAGAAATGTTTACAGGACAACTAAAAGAGTTGTTCAGAAGTATCTCATACGCACATACGAACTATGAAAAAGATTTGACAAAAGATGAACTGTTTGCATTGCATGTTGACAAACATCCTGCGATGCCATCCTCATCAAAGAAAGAACTATCTCTTGTTGTCGAATCATTACCACCTGATGCAAACAATCACGACTTACAGATGGATGTGGTCAAGAACTTTTGGTTGCGTGACAGAGCAAGGATCATTGGCGAGAAAGCTATATCTATATTTACAGGACAAGGTGAAGACTTTGGTGAGTTGCAACGGATTATGGATACAGTTGAAGATGGTCGTATGGAAAACAAAACGACATATACTGAAGTTGACATGGATCTTGGGGAGTTGCTTGATCAAGGTGCTGGACAACCTGACTTTCCCTTTGATTGGGGCATCATAGGGGATGTGCTGCAGGGTATGTGGCGAGGTAATCTTGGGATAATATTTGCCAGACCAGAGGTGGGTAAGACGACATTTTGTGCGTTCTTATGTGCTAGTTATATACGACAGAAAAGATTAGTTGTTTACTGGGCAAACGAAGAACCTGCCGTAAACATAAAACTACGGATTATACAGAGTTACTTTAATGTGACAAAACAAGAACTAAACACAGACCGTAAAAAGTATATTGAACTGTACAGAAAAGAAATTAAACCATACTTACGGATTATGGATTCAGTTGGAACATCTATTGAAGAAGTGAATGACTATGCACAGTTGAACAAGCCTGACATAATGTTCTGTGATCAGTTGGATAAGTTTAAAGTAAGAGGTGACTTTGGTCGTGGAGATGAACGACTAAAAGAAATATATATACTTGCTAGGGAAGTTGCAAAACGTGGTAATCTTTTATTGTGGGCAGTATCTCAAGCAAGCTATGAAGCACATGATCGTGCTTTCATTGACTATGCAATGCTTGACAATAGTAAGACAGGCAAGGCAGGAGAAGCAGATGTCATTATAGGCATAGGCAAAACAGGATCAAGTGAAGTTGAGAATGTTGTGCGACATATCTGTATATCAAAGAATAAAATAAATGGTTGGCATGGTATGTTGAATTGTAATATAGATGTAGAACATGGAGTGTATTATTAATGTATAATGAACCATATAATGAAAAAGATTTAGTTGAGTTAAAAGAAGAGTTAGCTGATGCTGACATTCGTGCTAAACAGTGTGCTAAAGACAACGATCATAAGTTGCAATACTCTAATCGTTGGGCAAGAGAGCATAGCAGAATACGTAAGCTTATAAAATTTATTGAAGCAGATTTAAAAGTACAAGATTATGAGAGTGGTCAAGTATTAATTAATGATAAGTTTGTGGTAACACTGTATAATGATAATTGGAGGGTATTACACCGAAATAAATGGTATAGACATAAACCAAACGTACAACATTTTATAGAAAATTATATTTTAAAAGATGCAGAAGATAAATCCAATAGCTAGATTTCTTATGATGGCAAGAGACAGACGTAGAATGATACCTAATAAGAAGAAGTACAACAAAAAGAAAGAAAGGCAACAGAAGTATGATATGCATGACACTAGACGTAGAAACAACACACAAGGAGAAGACTAATGGTGGATTTACTCCCTTACCTTATTTCGGCAACAAGCTCGTTAGCGTTGGCTATAAGTATATGGGTAGCCTTACCTCTTACTTATGCTTCAATCATTCTACTCGCAAACCAGACTACAAGGGTGGTGAGTTGTTACAGGAGTCTTTGGACAACGTTGATGTCCTTATCGGTCACAATATCAAGTTCGACATTACTTGGTTGCGTGATTGTGGGTTTGTCTATAATAATCACCTTTATGATACTATGGTTGCTGAGTATATCCTTTCATCCTCAAGACGTTGGAGTTTAGGATTACAAAGTGTAGCTGAACGCTATGGTGCATTGAAAAAGAAAAGTCTTGTTGACGGATATTTAAAAAATGGTAAAACATTCTATGATATACCATACGATATAATTGAAGAGTATGGTATAGCAGACGTTGAAGCAACTGAACAAGTTGCATTGAAACAATTAGAAGCCTTTGGCACAACATTTGAGGAGTTATTTGGAGATGAGGAAACTATTGCCGACACTGCGTTTGTCGCTTGATATGACAAATGTTCTTGCGAAGATAGAACACGCAGGAATAAAGGTTAATCTTGAAACACTCAATGATATACGAAATGAATACGAACACGAACTAACTACTATAGACAAACGTTTGAAACAGATTGTCAGTGATGTCATGGGTGACACACCAATTAATCTTAACAGTGCAGATGATAGATCTATGTTGTTTTATTCTCGCAAGATAAACAACAAAGAAAC